CTCAGATCGTCATCACATCGTGGGTGAGGTTTCTTGTAAACACACAAACTTTGGTGACTCAGTGAAAATCACTGGCTTATCATAAGTTCGAAATAGACCACTAGGTCTTTATTAGGCCACCCAAAGACACTCAGGTTTTGCTCTCCTTACTGTTGTCTATGGGTGGCCTTTTCATATTCTAAGGTAGCAAAATGACTAACAAAACACAGCCAACATTATTACAAACTGAAACAGACTTCGTGAGTGACCACGGAGAACTATTTCAAAAGCACACACAGCACATCTCACAGTCCTTCTTGGACGATCTGAAAGACGCTCGAAACGACAGCGGTTCGAAGCCTACAGGTGACATGATGCGAGTAGCCTCCATACCGACAGCTGTTGTCGAGAAGTGGATGCGAGAAGGATTCAATATCTGGGAAGCCAAGGGATCAGAGATTGTCCGTAAACTGAAGAATGAGGACTTAGATATGTTCCTCACAACTAACAAGAGGGTCTAGCTAATGAGCCTATATGAAAACATCCACAAAAAACGTAAATCAGGCAAGCCAATGAGAAAGAAGGGCGCAAAGGGCGCACCTACTGACAAGGCTTTCAAGAAAGCGGCAAAGACAGCCAAGAAAAGAAAGTGATACCAAATGAACAAAGGTGAAATCCGAGCACACTTTATTGCTCTTCTAAATCGTAGTGACTGTTCGAATGCTTTGGCTGACACCTTCATAGATCAGGCTATCACTAGAATACAAAGACAGCTTCGCGTCCCAGCGATGGAAAAACAGAATACATATAATGTAACATCTGCATCGGGCGTAGCAACTTTAGTTATGCCTTCAGATTTGCTTGAGGTAATAGAATTATATTACGATGGAAACTCATTAACACGCATACCTCTACATGAGATGGTACAGTATCAAAAGACTGGAGAACTAGGTTCACCAAGGTTCTTTTGTCGTGAGCAAGGAAATCTAAAGATACACCCGAAGCCTAGTAGTGGGGACCTATACCTTAACTACTATGCAGAACAAGATGCACTGACAAGCGACAGTGATACAAACATGCTGACTAATATTGCTTCTGACCTTCTTACATACACAGCTCTTTCTTATGCGGCTGATTACTTCTTAGATGAACGTGGTGCAATCTTTGATCAGAAGTCTGGGTCTTTCTTAGCTGAGATACAGGAACACGCAAACAGTTCTGAGCAGTCAGGTGTAAATCAAGTGGTACGACCTACGCATTATTATGAGGATTAATTCAAATGGCATCAAAAACCAGCTTCTACAATAACTCTGGAGTAACCAACGAGCAGTCTAATGCCATAGACGCATCAGTTTCAAACGCAGAAAATAGTGCAACACAGGCCGCCGCTTCAGCGGCATCAGCCGCTAGTGATGCGACTAGTGCAAGTAATGCAATTGCCATTACAGAAGCAAATAAGAATGCAAGCCAGACTTCATCAGACTCTGCATCCACATCAGCATCTACTGCAACAACTAAAGCATCTGAAGCCTCTGCATCAGCTGTAGCATCTGAAGCAAGTAAAGTTGCAAGCGGAAATTCTTCAGCTGCATCTGCGACTTCAGCTACATCTTCAGCAACCAGTGCGACAGCATCTGCGACCAGCGCAACAGCATCAGATGCTTCAAAAGTAGCGGCACAAACGGCAGAAACAAATGCAGAAACAGCTGAGACAAATGCTGAAACTGCACAGGCCGCTTCAGAAGCCGCCCGTGACGCATCAGTTGTAGCAAAGACTGCATCAGAGACTGCAAAAACAGCGGCAGAAACAGCGGAAACAAATGCGGCAACATCAGCAACTTCAGCATCTAATTCAGCCGCTACAGCGACTACAAAAGCATCTGAGGCTTCTACATCTGTGTCTAACGCAACTACAAAAGCATCTGAAAGTGCCACAAGTGCTACTCAAAGTGCTAATAGTGCTACATCTTCAGCAACTTCAGCAACTGCATCAGACGCATCTAAAGTAGCGGCTCAGACTGCACAAACTAATGCAGAGACAGCGGAGACTAACGCTGAGACTGCCGAAACCAATGCCGAGACTGCACAAGCGGCATCTGAAGCGGCAAGAGACGCATCAGTAGTTGCAAAGAATGCTAGTGAAACTGCTAAGACTGCATCAGAGACAGCTGAGACTAACGCAGAAACAGCGGCTACTAATAGTGCTAACTCAGCAACAGCTTCTGCTAACTCAGCTACAGCAAGTGCTAACTCAGCGACAGCAAGTGCGGCAAGTGCGTCTTCAATAACTAGCGCAGAGACAAATTCGGCTAACTCTGCAACAGCGGCGGCTAACTCAGCTACTTCTAGTGCAAGTTCAGCAACAGCATCAGATGCTTCTAAAGTTGCCGCACAGACAGCACAAGCTAACGCTGAGACTGCCGAAACAAATGCTGAAACAGCTGAGACTAACTCGGCTTCAAGTGCATCGGCGGCCTCAAGTTCAGCATCAAGTGCTTCGACTTCTGCCTCTACAGCCACAACAAAAGCAGGCGAAGCCTCAACTTCTGCCTCTACAGCCACAACAAAAGCTGGCGAAGCATCTACTTCTGCAAGCAATGCAAGCACAGCCGCATCAACAGCCACAACAAAAGCTGGCGAAGCGTCTAATTCAGCAACAGCGGCGGCTAGTTCTGCAACAGCGGCATCAGCTTCTAAGGATGCGGCTTTAGCGGCATTGGATAGCTTCGACGACAGGTACTTAGGTGTAAAGTCTAGCAATCCATCAGTAGACAACGACGGAAATGCACTGGTTGCTGGTAGCCTCTATTTTAATAGCACTGATGACTCTATGAAAGTATATGAGGGATCATCTTGGGTAGCGGCATACGCATCTTTAAGTGGTGCATTACTTTCATCAAATAACCTATCTGATCTAGCAAACACCTCAACCGCAAGAACAAATCTTGGTTTAGGTACAGCGGCAACTTCAGCATCTACTGATTTCCTACCAACATCCATGTCTACAGCAACAAACGCAACTGGTTCTGACTTTGTGCCTGTATACGATACAAGTGCTGGTGTCTGGAGGAAACAGACAATAACTGTAGCGGCTTTACAAGGTCCACAGGGCATACAGGGTATACAAGGTGCAACAGGTGCTGATGGTGGCGATGGAGCTACTGGTCCACAGGGTATCCAAGGTCCAACAGGAGCAACAGGAGCCGTAGGTGCTGATGGTGCAGATGGGGCTACAGGACCTCAAGGTGCTACAGGACCAGCTGGAGCAGATGGGGCTACTGGAGCTACTGGTCCACAGGGACCTACTGGAAACACTGGTCCAGCTGGAGCAGATGGTGCAGATGGTAATGACGGAGCTACTGGGCCACAAGGTCCTACTGGTGCTACAGGACCAGCTGGAGCCGATGGTGACGATGGAGCTACAGGACCTCAAGGTGCTACTGGTCCCCAAGGTGCTACTGGTCCCCAAGGTGCTACTGGAAATACTGGACCTCAAGGTCCTACAGGTAATACAGGACCAGCAGGGTCTGATGGAGATGACGGAGCTACTGGTCCCCAAGGTGCTACTGGACCACAAGGTCCTACTGGGAATACTGGTGCTACAGGTAATACTGGGTCACAAGGACCACAAGGTTCTACTGGACCACAAGGACCGCAAGGTCCCACTGGAGCCACAGGTGCTACTGGTCCACAGGGTGCGAGTTTCTCTGGAAGTGGCACTGGTGCAGTCCAGATACCAGCTGGTACAACAGCTCAAAGACCTAGTGGACAAGTTCACGGCGCATTTAGATACAACACAGAACTATATGAAGGTGAGTTCTGGAGTTCTACAAAAAATCAGTGGGTTTCAGCTAATAACAAGCCCCCATTTAATGTTGAATGGATAGTTGTTGGAGGCGGTGGCGGTGCTGGGTATAGAGCATCACGTTGGGCTGGCGCTGGCGGTGCTGGCGGTTATCGGTCTTCTGTTTCTGGAGAAAGTTCAGGTGGCGGCAATAGTGCTGAGTCAGTTCTTAGTACAAGTTCTGGTGATCAGTTTACAATTACAGTCGGTGGCGGCGGTACAGGTGGTCCAACTAATCATTGGCAGGGTGGAAACGGCGGTAACAGTTCACTACAACACCCAAATGGTACAATAACATCACTTGGTGGCGGCGGCGGTGGTTCTTTCGTAGGTATAAGTGGTGCGTCTGGAGGCGGCGGTTCTAACGGCGATCCTGGTGGTTCTGGTACTTCTGGGCAAGGATTTGCTGGTGGCGGTAGTTTTAATGTCGGCGCAGGCGGCGGCGGTGGTGGTGCTTCTGAAGCAGGCAACACTGACGGAAATGGCCATGGTGGTGATGGTATACAAAGTAGTATAACAGGGACTGCTACATGGTATGCAGGCGGTGGTTCATCTACTGGAACACCCAATTCAGATGGTGGTACTGCTAGTCATTATGGTGGTGGTGGTAACACCAGTGGATATAGCGCAGGCGGTCACGTCGGTGGGCAAGGTGTGGTTATAATCAGATATGATGGCACACAAAAAGCAAACGGCGGTACAGTTACTACAACAGGTGGTAAAACCCATCATGTATTCAACTCATCTGGCACAATAACATTCACATAAAGGATACAGCAAAATGGCAGTCTATGCTAAAGTAAATAACAGCCTAGTTGAGCAAGTAATTGTTGCAGAGCCTGAGTTCTTCAATACATTTGTTGATGACAGCGCAGGCGAGTGGATAGAGACAAAAACGGATGGGTCAATCCGCAAACACTACGCTGGTATTGGATACACCTACAATCGTACACTTGACGCATTTATACCTAAGAAACCATTTCCTTCTTGGGTTTTAGATGAAGAAACTTGTTTGTGGGAAGCCCCTACCTCTAAGCCTACTGGTACTGACAATCAATATGTCTGGGATGAAGATACTACAAGTTGGGTCGTTGACAGTGAGTAATGATACTGGCTGGCACATAGCCAAGAGTGTCCCTGCAACACTGCTTCTCGGATTAATCACACAGGCTGGGGCAATAGTCTGGACTGTGAGTATGATGATGGCAGACATCCAAGATAACCAAACAGACATCGTTGAGTTCGGACAACGTATATCTAAAGTAGAACAGCTGGTACAAAACCAAGCAGTATCAATGGCACGAATAGACGTGAACATAGAACACATCCGTACATCAGTTGAGAAGATGGCAAACCGAGATGACTAGGTTTGTCCTAGTAATAGCAACCTTACTCACAACAACAGCATGTATCCCCGAAATCTATGTAGACACTCCGATAGCCTTCCCGTCGAGTTGTCCGCATGGAGATACAGTATGTGAACGTAATCTAAACGCACAGACGCTGGCTTATATAGGCCACAAAGATGCGGCAACTAAACTGATGTGCCAAGATTACAAAGTAGAGAAAGTTATGGTTGAAGAATGTGGAAACTATTCGCCCCTTTATTAATACTGTTGGCAAGCCCAGCGTATGCAAATGACATCAATGGAGACTTCAGTAACAACTACGACGACAGCACTGTAGACTCCCACAACGCAACAACTAACGAAACCCATAATTACAATGCGGCAGGGGCTTCTCAGGCCGCACCTGTAATGTCAGCCATTTCACCTACGATGACAGGTGGCGGTGGTAACGATAGTTGTCTTTTACCTACCACCTCTGGCATCCAAGTCACTATGTTTGGGATGTCCAGTGGGACGATGCAACAGGATGAGCACTGTAACCGCCGTAAGAACGCCCGACTACTAGGAACACCACAGCAAATTGGAGGACTTGGGCTACAAGTCTCAGCCATATCAGTTCTGTGTAGTTCGCCAGATGGCAACGTATTCCGAAGTATGATGTTAGCCAGTACACCCTGTCCAATTATGGATGTTGTCACTGGTAAAATCCTAATGGGTAAAGCGGCAATAGATAAATATAGAGAACACCCAGAGATATACATTGTTGGCTACGAGCCCAGCAAAGTCTTCTGGGACACCTTGCTCAGAATTGGAGAAGATTTAAGTGATGAAGAAACAAAAGCAAAGGTTGCTACTGTTAGCGACAACCGCACTATTAGTCAGCGGTTCCGTAGTACACGCAGAGTCATATCAACCACCAGATCATTACAATCAGACGGGGGCACAGAAGATAACCGAACTGAAGGGAACGATTGACATCATAAATAACAAACTGCTTGCAAGTGGACAGCTAGTCAATGGTGCTGTTGGATATGCAACAGTTGGACGTGTCGTGATCGACGATGCACTAGATGATGGTAAGATAACAAATGCCCAGTTCTTAGCATACGAAGCGGCCTTGGATAAGGTGGGTACACACGACTATGCTACTGCCTCAAATGCAGCTGAATTATTTACTCAAGAGCACACAGCGGCAATGAACCAACTAACACTGGCTGTTGACCTACTGACATCAGCAACATCCGTTCTTGCTACAGCTACATCAGTATCCGCAGTTGCGGCTGAAGCTGACACGAAGCCAGAACAAGTTGCGCTACAGGACATGATACAGACAGATGAGTATTCCATACAGGCGTCTGAAGTTGCCACGTACAACGATGCAGTTGATAACGTCGAGAAGTACGCACAGCAAGCTGGTGCATTCATGGCGGCGGCAAACAATACAGACCTAACTTCATCTATAGACAGCTACACAGCCACTAATAATCTAGTCGCTGGTAACTACACAGCCATCACGTACACACAGAATGTCGATGAGTTTGTGATTACTTGGGACGGCAATGGTACTGGCTGGTCTGGCTATCTAACAGATGACATGAGGGATGCTTCAGACATCTATGGTGCAAACACATACATGCAACAGCATGGGTCTCCAACTAAGGACATGTAATCAATGGAAGACACAGAATTAAAGGTTGGCGGCTTCACCTTCAAAGGGTGGTACATAGCCGCCGCCTTGCCAATACTGTCTGCAATCAGCGGCGGTATTTATTATGGGTATGACACCCTCAATCGCTTTTATGACGTAGAAGCTGGGATTGATCTTGTGACGACTGAAGCTGACATGTTCAACGTCAGAGCCACAGACTTTAACTCGCGCATACAGGCACTGGAACAGGCGGTACAGGATAATGATGTTAGAGGTCTTAACACGCGGCTATCGACGATTAGTACGCAAATGCAAACAATACTGGAGCAACAGAAAGAACTTCTGGACTTACGTTCTAAAGTTGAAAAGTCGAGTACAATCACGGACCAGATCGGCGATAAGCTGGATGTTTACCAGACTGAGATAGACGACATTTGGAAGGCTTATGACAGTCTTGCCAGCAATCCATTAAACTAAGGATTACACATGATACAATCATTGATAAGCCCTGTCGCTGGGCTACTAGATAAATTTATTCCTGATAAAGACCAAGCGGCGGCTCTCGCACATGAGATAGCAACGATGTCTGAGAAACATGCCCAAGAACTTTCACTCGCGCAGTTAGCAGTCAACAAAGAGGAAGCTAAAGGTAACTGGTTTCAGTCTTCATGGAGACCAGCTGTTGCATGGATTTGTGTTCTAGGGATGGCAGTAAACTTCCTAATCTCGCCCCTACTTGCTCCACTTGGGGTAGTTGTCCCACAGGCTGATACATCTGTGATGATGCCAGTGCTGATGGGAATGCTCGGTCTTGGCGGTTTACGTTCATTCGAAAAGGTTAAAAAGGTGAATAAATGAAGAGTAACTTTGATAAGTGTCTAGCGATGCTTCTGGAACATGAGGGCGGCTATGTAAATGACCCTATGGATAATGGGGGCATGACAAACCTTGGTGTGACTAGACGTGTCTATGAAGACTGGATGGATCGCCCAGTTACTGAACAAGAGATGCGTGACCTTACGCCTGATGATGTAGCTCCAATCTACCGCAAGAACTACGCCGATCCTATTCGCTTCGATGACCTTCCATCGGGCTTAGACTGGGCGGTTCTGGACTGGTGTGTAAATTCGGGAAAAAGTAGACCATCTAAAGCAGTACAACGTGCAGTAGGTGCTACTCAAGATGGAGCCATAGGCAACCAGACCCTTGGGCTAATCGCTGAGAAAGATCCTAAGTTTATCATCGACTACGTCTACACAGTCAGACAGGCATTCTATGAGAGCCTAGATGACTACAAGCATTTCGGTAGAGGCTGGAGCAGAAGAAACACTGAGACACTTCATCAGGCTATGGAGATGGCAGAATAATGGTAGAATATCGGGGAGAGAAGTTCTCAGGATACAACAAGCCCAAACGTACACCTAACCACCCTACAAAGTCTCATGTCGTCCTAGCTAAAGAAGGCAGTACGATAAAAATGATACGCTTTGGACAACAGGGAGCCAAGACAGCTGGTAAACCCAAAGCTGGTGAGTCCTCTAAGATGAAAAAGAAACGTGCAAGTTTTAAAGCAAGGCATGGAAAGAACATCAAAAGGGGCAAAATGTCAGCGGCTTATTGGGCTAATCGTACTAAATGGTAGCTATAATGACAAAAAACACAGATCGCTGTCTTATGTCGGACGATCTGTGTTTTTTGTTTCTATATGATACTTTTAAAAATCTATGTCATTTGACATGTCCATTAGTATAGTGCATAGTGTTTGCGTTACTTCGGTAACAACGGAGAGCAGTAGCTAGACATCCTTGAGATGACTTCCCTGCTCTCCACCCACCTCAGTTATATAAACGCCATCATGGGCATCTAAAGAGGCTAATAAGTCTAGTAGTTGTTTATAGTTTATGGCTATTAGTTGAAACTCTCCTAGTTCATCAGCGAACTGTCGTACAAACACTGTGCCGTTATCTTCTAGGTACATTTCTACATCTTCAAACCTACCATCCGCATCTACTGAAACAACTTTCGTATAGTTTGACTCTATTTCGACTGTGAACATGAGAAATACTTATCCCCCTGCTCTATCGGTATTTCTACTGTCATCCTTCGCATTCCACACTGAGGGCACTGTCGTTGCCTTCTTTTAGATGGATAGCCATATTTGAAGTGGGGTATTGTTTCAATTATTCTAGTCTTCACCATGCACTTTGGACAATGCGTTACACTATCTTTCATCACTGCTCTCTTTCCTTGCCCAAGGTCTCTGGGCATTCTTTCTTCCACCATTAGAGCCACTGGCCTGACGTGCTTTGTGCCAGTCCCAGTTGTCCCCAAATGCGTAGCTGTTAATTCTGAATGTCTCACGCATTCTTTTGTTTTCAATATCTGCCACAGACTTGTGCTGTATTCTTAACAAATCCTCTCGGTTCATTAGCCTCTCCTTGGTTATTTTTAGATATCTACAAGTTCACAAGTTCCACCAGTACAAGCCAAAGTTTGTGAGCCTTTAGTTGTGTCCTCAGTCTCATATTTAGACAATTCAGACCAATCAATTTTGCTAGGCATTGCGAATAGTGCGGCTTCATACTGCTCTTCGCTGATGTCTTGATAAGGTGCTTGTGCATACGTGTGATCAAACCTCGGTAAGAAGCTAACACCAGACATCTCATCGAAATACTGGTAGACAAACGCACCGACTTCTGCCCATTCGTCATCCCCAACTGAAACAGTCACTGATGGCTTATGATCTGTGTAGTGACGCTGGTACGTTAGCCACATCTCCAGTTGTTCAATCGCTGTCATGTCGTGACGTGTGACTGAGCCTTCTGGTGACTTCATAGGGAAACTAAAGACAGTTGTAGTAGCTGGCTTCATGACACAAGGTTCTGATGGTATTCCTTGGTCTGCTAAGAAGTGTGTCAGTGGGTCTTTGTTATCGCCACGGACTGTCCTGATGTAGTAGTCAGAGTGCCTCGCATGGATTCCGCTACTGGATGATGTCAGCTGTGAAACCGTGCCACTTGGTTTACAGCAAGTTATAGAAGCTGACCTGTTGATACCTAGTTCATCTGCAAAGTAGTTGTTAGTTTCCCTAGCAACCCTACGCCATGTGTCTAGCCTATCCTCAAGCCCATCTTCTCTACCATTAGTCAAAGTACAGTCCATGATGCCTGTCATAGATACACCTAAGAGTGCCTCTTCCTCAGTGTTGGTTGTCCAGCAATCACGTAGGTACGGAAAGTGAGTTAAGGTTGCTTGGATAGTGCCTAAGATAGTTGCAAGACGTATCTTGTTCGAGATGTCAGCTTCAGTATCTGTAGCCCTAATGACAGCCTCTGTAAGATTGCAGAACTGACCACCAGTGCCGACAACACCTCTAGTCTTAGTTTCACCAGTCTCAGGGTCTGTGTATTCCTCAAGACGCTGTCCTCGAAGCACTATTTCCGAACATGGGTTAGTCCCAAATTCCCAGTTGCTATCTCTATAACCATCGTATTGGGCTTTGTCTCTAGCCGCCTGTCTATTGAATATACCACGTTCACCAGAACCAGAGGCCGCAAGTGAAGCCCATTCGTTCATGAAGTCTACACCGCTGGGCTTGCTTTCGAATGCCACTGAGTTGTTAGCTAGAGCATGGTGTGGGTTGTCGATGTACCATTCGCCACTTTTTGCAGTACGCATTTCGTCATCTGATAGATCACTTAAACTAATCATCGCTGAACGTCTTACGCCACCTACCACAACAATCGACCCGATCATGCACATGATGCTGTGGACATCTAAAGACGACAGCTTGCTACCCTGCTTTTTCTTAAAGGTGTCTATGGTGTGATCAAACAGTTCAACTAATGGTTCAGCACCAGATGCCCTACCACCAAATGTGGCTAATCGTGCACCAGCTGGTCTAACATTAGAAACATCCCAAGTCGGTATTCTGCCAGCGTATAGTTCAGATATTAATTCTTTATATGCAGTAGCCCATCCCTCTTTGCTGTCTTCAACAATAATCCTACAGACACCTGATGTAAGTGTAGGTATCTTAGGTAGGCTGTTCACATACTTCTTTTCTACAGAGAAGCCGACACCTGTACCACACAGTAGGATAAACAGGACTTCATCAAAGCAACGGATATGGTCTATAGGTGTATAGGAGCAATTATATCCTGCTGTATTGTCGCGCGATAAAGCCTTACCAGCCGTCATCAATGACCTCATAGAAGGCATCACTTCTAAGTTTAATATTGCTTGCTCAATCTCATTAGCAATCTCACGGCTAACATGGGATTTCACCACGTTGTCCATGTAGCGAGAGACAGTCTCAGTCCAGCTCTCTCGTCTTCCTTCATCTTCTATCCATCTGGCATAGCGGCTGGTGTGTATGAAGGACTGGTAGTCAGTAGGCAATAAGTTGTTCATAGTGTTTCTTCTTTTTCTTCAATGAGTTCAATAAGTCGATCCAAGTACCAGCGGCACTTCTTGAGGTCTTCGACGGGTTTCTTTTTGTAAGGCCAACGCCATAGGTACTTGAAAGCATTCTGCCAGAGGTACGCATTGTGACCCCAGACTAGAGAGCCATCAGCCATCGCTTGCATTGCGTCGATGCATTCGATTGATCCTGTGTTGTAATGAGGTGGTTTGTTTACAGCTTCATCTATCTTATCGGTTTCCATAGTATGACCTCACCTTTTTCGTTGTCCCAATCCGTACAGCGCAGAATCCGAGCCATACGTGCTTGTGTCAGCGCATAGTCCGCTGATAGTTTTTCTTTTTGATATTGTTTGACGACAGCATCCCAAGTCGGATGGTTTCCCAGTATCTTCTCAGCTGTCTTGATGCCTACTTTTGGACATCCACCATAGCCATCAGTCATGTCACCCATCAGGGCTTGGATAAGGAAGTTCCTGTTGGCTTCCATGTCACTAATGACCAGCCGTTCATTGTCGTTTGGCCTGTAAAGACGACATGGGATAGTCTTCATGTCCTTGTCATCAGAGACAATGATTGCTTCGGTGTTGGGTAAAGAAGCCATGATGCCCATGACATCGTCGGCCTCTAAGCAGTCCACCATGATGCTATCGTATTCTTCCATTGCCCACTCGACGAGGGCTTTGTATCCTACAGGCTTACGGACTTTCTTACGTCCACCTTTGTAGGTATCCAAAATATCTTTACGGAAGTTATTCTGGCCTGATATGGTCACAATTACATCTTCTACAACCAGCTCTTTCTTGAACGCATCAACTGTCGATACGAAAAGTTTTTTAGCTGCTTTTAAATCTGTAGAAAGTGACCATACGTCATCACCCCAGTCTATCTCGTGCTCGACAGCAATAGCCGATCTAAAGAGATACAAGTCACCATCAATGAGTAATGTGGGGCGCGTAAATGACTTGTTTAAGAGTTCTGCTGATTTCTTCATGTATATCCTGTCCGTCTAGGGTTACGAACCAACGATTACCCCAGCTATCTTCATCTATTTGGTTTGTTATGAAGCCTTCACTTGCCGCTATGGCAACGTGGAGTGCTCCTACTCTTGCGAAGTCTGATTTGACTGTGAATGGCTTACGCCACGCACGATCAATAACTATAAAGAGAAGTAATAAGTTCTCTAAGTAATCGTTCTTCTCAGTGCGTGTCAGCCCAAGTTCTTTCCCACGGAATATTCTGAGGCAGTGGCAATGTTAAGTCCGAGAGCAATGCCAGCTTCTTGTGCCATTGTTCCAGCGATATTTCCGACATCTTCGGCAATCTCCTTTGTCTTACAGGCGATCTGCATTTCGTCATGGATCATGCCCATTATGAAAGCGTCCTCGCCATATTTTGATTTGATTGTGTCGTAGGTCATCATGAGCCAATGTTTTGCAACAATCGCGCCAGCTGACTGAAGTAATTGCGAAAGACAGCGATGGCTTGAGTTGCCTCGTATAGTCAGCTTTCGACCATCTAGGGCTTTGATGTATCCACGTTTAGAAGCTGTTTCTAAGTTCTTATTTAAAGTTGCAAATGCTGGAACTTCTTTAAAAAACTTGTCCTTTAGCTTCTTACCTAAAGCCCTACCACCACCAGCAACCTTGCCAACTAATGCATCACCACCACCATAATTAATGGAGTAGATCAGTGTCTTGGCTACAGAACGTGATGTTCCAAATGCTTTCGCATTGTATGAGTGGATGTCGCCTTCAAGTATAACTTTAACATACTCACCACCATCGTAGGGGTGTAAGTAACTAGCCAACAACCGCAACTCAATACCAGAAAGGTCTGTACCACAGATATACCAACCCCTTGGTGCTGTGAACAACTCTCGGCACTCTTTACCATAGGGTGAGTTTGCGGATGGTATCTGCTGTAGATTTGGACTTTGGGCTGACATTCTCGAACTGACACAGGAATTGCTATTTAGTCTATGCCGAAGTCTGCCATCAGGACTGCACTTCTTGATCCATGCGGCTGAACCCTCTGCCAACATTCCTATTCGTTTCTGCAAGAGAAAGTATGATGCTAACCTTTTGGCTTCTGGATACGGAAGGGAGTTTAGTATGGTCTCGTCGATCTTAGCTTGACCATTAGGCGTAAATTGCTTTGGTCTCCACTTGTACTTGTCCACTAGGCACTTCTGGATGTGCACCCTAGACGCTGGGTTAAAGTAGACTGTCTTAGACTTAACAAACAGTTCACCTTTAACATACCCACGGGTCTTGTTGTTGACTTTAGGATAGAAGTCCTCAGTAACTTCCCAAGGTGGAAACAGTTCCTTTAAGTCTTCCTCGATGACATGGCGTTTCTGTGCTAGTTCAGCATAGAGTTCACCAGCTTTCTTCTCATCGAATGTCCATCCGTTACTACCAATCTCACGGCAGATAGATGCCATGCGATGCTCAAGGTCGATAGACTTCTGTGTAGGATCAGTCTTCATCAACTTCTTGTAAAGAGTGTCAGTCACTTGGGTATCTTGGACACAGTATGACATCATCTCTTCATTGTAGGCTTCCCACCCACCATCGTAGTCATCCTTGAAGTCACCAAGGCGAAGACCCCAAGCCTTTAAGCTGTGGCTTCCCCAGAGTTTCTTTGGAAACTTAGCAACACTGAAGTTGCGTTCAGCATCCTCATTGAAGAGGTCTCCATGTATAAGGCGAGAGAGAACTAAAGTGTCAGTTACCTTGGCTCTTGTTGTCCACTCTGGATATACAATCTGTATCGCTGGGATGTCGTAGTCGATAATGTTGTGACCTATGATCTCATCAGCATTTGCTAGTAGCTCAAGTGCGTCTTCGATCTGGTCTGGGTTAAACGTGCGTACCTCGCCAGTGTCCACCTCACGGCAGACAATGCACCAGATAGTATGGATGGTATCTAAGAGGCCGTTGCTCTCTAAATCAAAGCCCCACCGACTCATCGCTTGTCACCAGAGCCCTTGATAACGCCACGTTTCTTTCGAGACTGTAACTTCTCATGGTTCATGGCGGCTACCTCATTCATGGTAATGCCTAAGTCCTTAGATAAAGCCGCGATGTACCAAAGCACATCTCCTAACTCGTCGCATATCTCAGCTTTCTTTTGCGCTGGGATTGTGTCCATGCCATCAAAGGTTACATCTTGATCTCTGATGAGTTTCTTGATTTTACCAAGGACTTCACCAGCTTCATTTGCCAGACCTAAAGCTGGATAGATGACCTTCCATTTGTAGATCATTGTTGACGCCGCATCTGCTTGATATTCATTCATAGTGTATTCATGGATGCCTGTAGTTTTCATCTGAATAGCTCCCCTTGTGCATTGAGTTGTCTTGTTGCTTTGAAGATTTGCTGATTGCGTCCATACGGACTTTTGCGCTTCCCTATGACTTCAATAAGCCCAGCGTCTTTCAGCCATTTAAAGTGGTTGGTGATTGAGCCATACGGCATGTGCTTGAGTGCCAGCTGTACCTGTGCACTGATGCAACCTTTGTCTCCAGCCGCTTGGATGACATCAAAGACCATCCTAGTATTCTTTGTTAAATCTGTGTTTGCATACGCCTCGCGAGACGTGCTTGATAAACCACGCATACGTGTTCCTTTGCTTTACTAATGTTTTAAGTTGGGGGAGTTTTTAGAAACCGAAGTTACTATCTGTGGCAGTAAGTCTGCCTGTTTCGCGGTTGTACTGAAGTTCATCCGCTTGGCCTACAAATCCTGTATGCCTATTCTTTAATACGACAAGTTCTCGCTTGCCTGATGTGGGGTCTTCGCTGTCCACGTTCATAGCAATACAAGCAGTCGCCAGCTGTGCTAGGCTGTGGCTTCCTCTGAGCTGTGAAAGCTGTGCCCTGTCGCCACCTTCGTGTCCTCTTTCGGAGTTTGGCCTCTTTAAGTGTGACACAAGGATCAACGCTAAGTCCAACTCAGTACATAAGACTGTCAGAGTGTGCATGATGTGATCTATGAGCACCCTCTCGTTGTCACTTGCACCAGCATACGAACTAACGAGAATACTAATGTGGTCTAAGAAGACGACATCACACCCAAGCCCATGCTTCATGTACCTGATACGATTACAAATGGTGTCTATGTCAAATGACCCAAAGTGATCAAAGAGGTAGATTTGACCATGAGACAGCAAGTCGTCAAAGCCAGTCTTTATCTCCTCTGGTGTTGCCGCATCCTCATCAATCACAATGTTTCTATTGATATGGAGACCTACGAGACCTTGGGCTGTCCTCTTAGTGCTTTCTTCTAGCATCAACATGCCAACCCGTGTTCCTGTCATGTGTAAGTTGTAAGCAATCTCACGGATTAATGTAGACTTACCTGTGCCACTACCAGCCACTATGGTCACAATGCCCTGCCGTATACCTTTGAGCATGTTGTTTACCCTTGGGTATGGGTACTTCATTGGGCTCTCAGCGTCTGGAGTTGCTACAGTCTCTCTCATGTCAGACATCTGAACTATGCCATCAGGTCTGTAGTCAGCCGCCTGATGTATGGCATTGATGATCGCTCCAGCCTCACCTTCCACAAGACACTCATTAGCATCCTTGTGTGGTAAGACAGCGATCTTAACTTTACCAATGGGCAAGACTTCAGCACACTCAATGGCGGCCTTACGTCCAGCTTCATCCTGATCAAACATTAAGATTATCTCTTTAAAGTTGTTGAGGTAATCTATGTTCTCCAACAGGTTCTTCTTAGCTCCAGCACTGCCATTCCTCACAGATATTGTAGCGAATTTATGCTGTTGCACTTGACTGACGCTCATGGCGTCTATCTCACCTTCTGTAATCACCAGCTTCTTACCAGCTGACCAAAGGTGCATACCAAAGAGACCAGTGATCTTTCCAATGGTAGGAAACTGCTTGTCTCTAGTGCGTATCTTCTGGCCTGTTGTCTTACCCTTGGCATCCTTGAAGGTTGCTACCTGTATTGGCTCACCTTTGCTGTCTTTAGTCACAAAGTAACCAAACTTACGGCATGTAGCTTCAGTCAACTTTCGTGACCTTAATTCCATGTAATCGCCGTTCAAAAAAGAGTTAGCTGCATTTGTCTTTTCAACAGGTGCTATTTCACCTTCAGCTGGGGTGTGTTTTAGACAGCTAAAGCAGAACATATGTCCATCGCTGTAAAGGCTGTTTGCATCCGATGACCCACAGGCATCGCATTGTTCGTGAGACACAAAAGTGCTCTCTTCTTGTTCATTCATTTGTTGCTTCCCTTAAAGTAAAAAAGGGCGATCCTAAGACCGCCCTCTGCTCTCTTTATTTGGCTTCAGACATGCCTTTATGGCATTCATCAATCCACTCATCTGGTATCCGCTTGTGTGCCCATGCGAACCCATTCTTGATGCAAAAGTCAGCATAAGAAGTCTTAGACCCCTTATACAGTTTCGCGTTTGCATTCTGGAAAAGAAAACGTAGGTCAAGGTCAGGTAGTTGCTTCTTGATCAACACATGTTTCTGTCGATCAGCAGTAACCCAGCGTCCTTTGGTTTCTAAGAACCATACACCACCAGCCTTTGGAAGAATAAAGTCTGGGGTGTACTTGGCAGTCCGCGCTGGGATTAGGTAGGACAGTCTCTCAGTTTCGTAGGTAAATGGAATACCTAATCTCCTGAGTTCTTCTGCCACCCCAACCTCAAGACCTGACCTGTAGCCTTCTCTGATACCTCGGTATCTATGGTTAGAAGTCAAAGTTGTCTGCGTTTCCTGTTGGTGCGAATGGTGCATCCATTGCTGATGTGTCCACAGTGAAACCACCTTCCTCGATTGCACCAAAGCCTGTTCCATTCATTCCTTGGACAGCCTCAACAATTTGGACAGCTTGAAGTGTTATTGCCACTCCAGCCTGACCGCTGACCTTGTAGACATTTAAGAAGCCTTTCAGTCTTAAACGACTACCACCACCAATTTGTGGTAAAGCGTTTGTCGGGACTTTTTGACCAGCTGTGTCATAAAACTCAGGCATATATTTGGACTGTAGTTTGAATGCTACTTCCCCAGTCTCTTCTTCTACTTGATAAGGAACTCTATAGTTAGCCTTCCCATGTTCTTCTTTTGCCGCATCCTCAATGATTTTAATCAAGGGCTTTGCGTCTTCTGGAGACAGCAACAGTTCTGACTTATACTTACCTTCACTGTCGAAGGCTGTGTCAGGTTTCAATAGGTGCGGATACTTAGCCACGCCAGTTGGTGTCTGGAAGTTTATCTTTTGTTTTTTAGCCATGCTTTTGTCTTTCTAAAGTTAAAAAGGCCACCCCTAGATGACTAGAGATGGCCTTTTATGTTTGGGAGGAGAAGTCCCTAGAGTCTTAGGAGGAGGAGGTGGACTCTAGGGGCTTCTGAAGGGTGACATAAGTATTAACTGAAGCAAAACTGGCTTTCCATAATCAGCAGTAGGTTAAGGTTTCCCATTTGTGGAATTGGGTCTACATTAGCCTTCTCAAAGTCAAACGGATGATCCAGCTGTTGCCTTAGTTCCTCTTGCCATTTGAGCAACAGGTTTTCAGCCTCATACATCTCAATGTGGGCTTCACGCACCCCATAGTAGAGGTCGTCCACATCTCCTGATATTGCAAAGCTGTCGTGGATCATAAAGAAGTCTTCAGTCACCCCTGCATCTAAAAGTTTTACAATTGTCTTTGCCATGCCAGAGGCATCTAAAGAGTGTATCAGATTAGCCGCTACGCTGGCTGTATTCTTCCTGACATCCACTTTACCTGTGTCCATCGATAGAGAAACTTTAGACCTAGTCCTCTCGCCCACCGCTGTATCAAACAAGAATATCTTGGTCTCTACTCGGTCTCGCTTCAGATAGTTGTGGAAGACCCTGAAGCCACTTGGCGAAGTCCAGTTGACCAGCTTGTTCTGCTTGCTGAGAACATTGGTACACGACTGTATCCACTTCATTGCTTCAGCGGCCTTTGGCAGAGTTTCCACAATGCTGTCGTAGCTGTGACCAGCAAGGTATCTAGCCGCAACTTTTCGCTCCTTGTTAGTCCTAGCAATCGGATGTTTCTCTAGCTCACCATAAGACACAGATCGTTGCAAAGGCTTCATCACGTCTTCCATATATTGTCCAGCCATACCAGCGACAACCGATGAATACGGATAGGTCATACAAGCCCTCTTCTGATTTCCTCTGGTGATACCATAGTCTAACCAGATACGCGCCAGTTCAGCCTTAGTGATCTCATTTTTACCAAAGGCACTGGGATCATCTAAATCGACCTCTAGTCTCTCTGTGACCTTGTCGGCAACTGTTTGATAAAGGTCTGCCATTGTGTCTTGTGGGACTAGGTTTACCAAAGCCCCTTCCTCACTACGTGTCAAAAGACTGTAATGCTGGACGCCACTATTAGTCCCATCAAGTGAAATAGGAATAAAACCAACGAAGTCGTCGCCTTCCTCAAGGTATCTGGAATATTCGAAGATAGCCGCTAACATTTGAAAAGGCTTGTCCGCGCCAGACCATTGACCCAGACTGTTCTTATAGTCTTTAGCCATGTCCAACAGCACACCCTCATTCTTGTCAAACCAAGCCACACGTTCATCCAGAGGTGCTTTGTCGATCTTCTCAAAGCCACTACAGTTTGCAATATGTATCTTCAGCCACCTGATGTTTTGCCCATCGACTACACGGCCTCTTTGAAACTGGAAGAGTGACTTTATGTGATCGTCCCTGTGGTAGTTGAAAGACGGAACCATGTTGAAGCGACCACGGAAGTCACAAGCCCAAGGGATCGTGAACCAGTCGTGTACTGCCAGTTCATTAGCAATCTGCAAATCTTGCTTCATGACTGCTTCAGCACCTTTGACACGCCTCTCCGTATTTCTCCATTCACGCTGGTCTTCTTTGATTGCTTTCTTTAGCTCCTGATCCATTGTCATGTGATCTTTGGGTAGCCTCGGAAACTCAGGTGTATCTCGCTTTGGGAACTTCCCGAATGACTGACGTGTCTCCCAGCACCACTCAACTACTTCCAACATCTCTTCGTTGATACAAAGCCTCGTTTCTTGGAGTGCATTTAGGGCTCTAAAGTGCTCTGGAATTTCACCTTTGAAACTGTGCTCTATGGCCTCAATTTGCTTCACTGAAGCCCCTCGAACCAACTTCACGCACTCAGCTAATCTCCAGTCCTTATAGGCTCCTGTGTGGAACCCTATCCACGGGTTTGGAGTGTCCATAGGAATGGGCTTTAGGAGTGGCTGTGACCATTGTAAATATTCTTTGCTATTCTCAATTTCGCGCTGGGCTTCATCAGTAAACGCAAGGCGAGTAATGCTGTTCTTTGGTGTTGTATATTGGGTGTCCTTTTGGAAGACATTACAATACTGAAAGATAGCCGAAAGAACTGGTGCAGAGTTTGCTGTGCGTCTTTTCTTGTGCATCTTCCTGTCAGCTTTAGTTTCAGAGATGCCGAAGTATACAGATTTGGTTCCATTCTTGGTTGCTATGTTTCTGAGTGCCTTCAGTCTAACATGTGCTGAAGTATGAGTTTCAGAGACCATCTTAACAATTCTAGCGTTGTTCTTGTTGGCTTCCTCATCCTCGCTGTGCAATAGCTCAAGTGCTAGACATTCCCTGTCTATCAGTCCACCGATTTCCTGAGTTACTGAGTTCATAGTGCTGTCTTTAAGAACTGCATTGTAACAGCTTTGGAGGCCAATAAGTGCCAGCTGTCTTGGGTCTAGGTGCATAAGGTCATTTAACCACGTTGGGCGGCGACCTTTGCCTCTTCTAGCTTCCTCTATATCTTTTGTAAGTCCTTCTGCAACCTTGTCCAAGACTTGCTTTAACTGGTTGTATTCTGGTGCTTGCTCAGTGACGTTGTCTGCCTGTTTATATTTCTCTTGCCACTTTAATCTGCCATCTTCCTTCATGGTCTCGTTGTATGCTTCTGAAACTGGGCTTCCACGATAAGGATTACACCAACTTGTTACTGGTTTTCCGTGACCGCCGTTAGTAAGGCTTGCTTTTGTTGTTTTATCTTTCATTTTAATTACTTCCCTTTTCTTATATTTCCAGTCCAAACAAGTCTTTCTGTGTGGCTTGTGGTTCTGCAATGGTTTTGCTTTGCTCTCCTCTCATTAGTTCTGCCATAGACCGAAGGGTCTCTGGTGCTGTCTTTATGTATTTTCGGGTGGTGTTTAGGTCTCGATGTCCTAAAAACTTTCCGATGATGTCCGTATTATAAGCCCCACTGTTAGCCAGCGTTGTTGCACAAGTATGTCTGGTTGTGTGGAAGGTGTAGCGGCTGTCGTCGTTGAGAACTGCCCTTCTCATGTGCTTCCATCCACGATAAAACAGCTTACTGTTCCAGTTCTTAGAGACATCAGTTCCTAGTTTCCTGATTGCTCTTAGGGCTTTATCATTGATTGGCACTGTGCGGCTGTCGCCGTTCTTGGTGTCAGCTAAATAGACTGAATAACCGCCAGTTGCATCAATAATTAATGTGCGTTCGTTTATGCTCCTTATTTCACCAATACGCATTCCTGTTTGAATGCCAATGATCAAATAAAACTCTAGGTCTCTGAAGTCAGCACTATCTCGAAAGTATGACGACATTAAGTCAATTTGGGACTTTGTAAAGTATAAAGGCCGCTTGTTGCCCCTGACCTTCCTGTACTTAAATTTGGGCACATGGCTAATCAGCTCCTCACAAACAGCATGAGAGAACACTTTGACTATCATAGCCCCATAATGATTAATCGTATTATTGGACAACCCCTGCTCCGCAAGACTGTCAAAGAACTTGTGAATATGGCTAGGCTTAAAGTCGCCGATGCCCCTTGTCTCATGATCAGAGAAAGAGGCAAATCGCTCGGCTTTTGTGATGCTTCGGGCTCGGTGTGCTTCACCTTCCCAGATCAGCTTTGCGTCCATGTGGACTAGCTCAAGAAAGGTCACTGTGAAATTCCTTTCGCCAAGTCTGTGCACTGCTGTAGCCTTTTAGATGACATTTTCTCACCCCTCTTCCAGCGAGTGATCAGCTTTGGCGACACACCTAAGACAGTTGCAAGGCTCTGCTCTTTTTTATATTTACCTAAAAGAAGCCCAAGCAGAAATGCGTGCTGGTCAGTTATGATTTCTGTAGGTCTCTCAATTTCAACAACACCTTCAATACTGTGTACCCCGTAAACTTCTAAGAAATGCCACAAGTCTTCATTCTTTAGGTTCATGATGTCTTTAATTGGGGAGGTTTCCCCTAACGCCTTGAAGTTATAAAAGTAGACTGTGATTTCATCATCACTCTTAACTTCAAGAACTTTAGCGGCATCATATCCAAAGATATTATGGATACGCCCTGACTTGTTTTGTATATAGTTTGCTCCCTTAAACATTTGCTTTTCCCTTCTGTTGCTGATGTAAATTTATAAGTGCCCTGTGGTGTCCCCTTTGAAACTCACTGTCCGCTGGGTCTTGCTCGTAAAGCATTAGCGCACTTTCAATACAGTAGATGTCGCCTGACGCTACTGCTTCCCTTGCTGACTGCATTCCTAACGCATAATCAGCATTCAATTGAATTACTTCACCCATTTGCTTTCCTTCCATAATGCTCACGAACTGCCATCTCTATTGCTCCAGCTTTGGCTTGCTCTAGTTCCTTTGCTGTTAATTTGTCAGCCATTGCTTGTGCGAGACTAGCCGCAGCTGAACTTTTTTTTGCTGTGCTTGCTGTAAGGCTTCTAAACAAAGCCACTTGCAAGGCTTCAACTGCTGTTTCTGCTGTGTAATCAATAATCATTGTAGTAAACCTCCTCGAATACTGACGTCTTACCGCCAGTGATTTGTTCATAAAGTTTTGCGTGGTGTTCAGCTGTTTCCCTGTCGTTGTAGGTGCGAAGGTCAAGGCTGTACTTCTCGTCTTCAAGTAAGATGCGGAAACGTGTCTTTTTCTCGGTCACGACGCCACCTCAATTCCCTTTTCTAAAATGTCCATCACGTCATTTGTTAGGTTTTCAATTAGCCCATAAACAGTTTCTGGGTCGTGATACTCTAACGGCTCCCAAAGATATTCACTGATGTATGCCATCTGTGCATCATCGCTTAGTTCAAAGAAGTCATCCTCTAAATGTGCGCACAAGAAATGTCCTGATAGCCTGATGAATAGTTTATTGTATTGTTCTTCTCTAATTGAGTTAGTCATGATTTAGCTCCCCAAGAATACTACTAATATTTGCTCACCTTGGCGGTCGTTACACTCATCAAGGTCAATGCTTTCAATGAAGGTGTGCCACTTTCCACGCTGGTTAAGGAAATGCGCTGTGGCTTCTTTCACGTCTTCCATGTGAACCTTGCCATTGATTACGCGGATGACATCTTTAAACCACATGTCACATTTATCAGGCGAAAAGCAGACGCTGTATTTTCCGTTGGGTATCTTGGAGATACCATCAACTGAACCATCTGCTTTATTCTGAGGCGTGAAGTCGCCCCAGTTTTCGCTGTATTCGCTCTCAGTCCATTCACCTATTGCCCAGCTTATGTCGTCTGGGGTGTAGCCCTTCTCTTCATCCCATAGGCGGCGTTCATCTTGCTTTTCCGTCCACTCGCCAAAGCAAGGCTCACACCATTGCTCGCCCTGTGAGACTGTTGCTCCACAATCCTTACAAATTGATGATCTAGTTTTAACTAATGTATTCATGAGAAGTTTGCCTCCGTTTTAAATGCATTCTCCATATCCCAGAATGCTTGATTAAGTTTCGCAATGTCAGTTAGGTATAAGTCTTGCACCTCATTGATCATGTCAGTGACTGACTGAAGTGTCTCCCGTGTGTCAGCTATTGCTTTTAATTGCTTTGGGGTAAGTCCATCCATTGCCTTTTTGTTGGCTTTGTATTCTGCCAAAAGTTCAATCTGGTACTCAGTCAATTTAGTTTTCTTAGCCATTTCTTTTGTTCCTTCTTTAGTTCCATGCGTGATTGCATGAGCAAACCCAACGCCTTGACGCTGGGCTAACTGATGTAATCAACTGGCTAGTTCTCGCTGTATCTTTAGACCCTTGAGAAGCATTGCTTCAGCGTCTGCTTTCTGACCCCTTCTCAATCGCTCGTAAGCCCATGAGACCCAACCAGCGGCGTCGTGAGTTAAGACTTCTGGTCGCTCGGCTGGGGTTGGCTCTGGCTTGCTCTCGACTGCCATTGCTCCCACTGAGTTTTGATTAAGGAATGCCAGCAAGTCAGCCTTCATGACTGGGACATCAACTTCAATGTATTTACCATCAAGTTTTCTAGCGTCTGCTTGAGTGCCAGCCCAGTCGCCGCGTTTGTTTGTGTAAAGTCTCATTTGATTTCTCCACTTTTCTTGGGTGTCAAAGTGTAGTTGGCGGCTATGTAGTTTTGCATCATCATAGCGGCTGTAACGACTGCTGGTTCGTTTGTGGCCTTGATCCAGTTGTTCAACTGTTCCATTGTTTCTGGAGTGGCGAAAAAGTTATTTACTGTAATGTCCATTAATCTGCTCCTAACAAGTTTCGATTTGTGCAATGTCTGCTCGGTAGTTTGCTTCCAAGTATTTGCAAACTTTCCGAAATGTATTGTAGATGGTGGCGTCTATATCTGCCGCAATGCCATCGTAGTCTTCGTCATCACAGACGATGGAAAAGTTGCTGTCTTCCTCAATCTTTCCATAGCAATAAACTTCGTCGCCATCGGCTCTTTTGTATTTGTAGTCTGGTTGAAGTAATGGTTGCATTCTTTCGTTCCTTCTGTTGTCGTGGCTAATCCCACTGGATGACCCACGCCGTAGCATGGGTGCACCAGTAGGCTCAGACTGTCAGATGACCTGAGACAACAACTATGATTGAAACTGCGACACAGAATAAAAGGCCAAAGTCAGACCAGAATTCACGAGTAGACATGCGGTTGATAAGGTCTCTCATGACTGCACCTCAACTTTGCTCTCAAGCCGTTCCTTGTGCTTTTGGATTTTGTAGATTTCAGACTGTAGCCTGACAATTCTGTCAGATGCTCTTTTGATGCTGTCTGTCTCTTCGCGTATCTGATCAAGAAGATTATTTATTTTAATGTCTTTAGCTAGGTGTCTCATAACTGCACCTCTTGCAATTCTGCAATCTTCTTTAAGGTGTACTGAATGTCACCTAATGCCCTGTAAGCAATCGCTGTCTCGATAGATATATCATTGATGAGTTCAGCTATCTTATCTTGTTTCGTTTTAGCTGGCGCGTCTGCTATCGCTTGCATTCTCTTGCCAAACTTAGACCGCTGGTCGAACTTGCCGCTTTTTGTTCTACTGATCATGCTACTTCCCCCTCAACATAATTGCCGACTTTCCAAACAAATGTGGTTGTATGCCCAGTCTCGTCCGTTCTGCTCTCGCGTTTCTCAGTGCGGAGTGTTCCGTCAATATTGCGAGGGATAAAGTCCAGACCCCAATCTGCTGTGTCATAGTCCCAGCCCTCAATCTCACAAGCGGCTGTAAGTGGTAGCTGTCCAATCGGGTTCATGTCGTTATCAAGGATGGTCACTATTTTAATTAGATTGCTCATGATGCCACCATTTCATTGATAGCCACTTGACTAAGACCGCGCCCAATGTCCTTGCCGCCCAGATACTTGTTGATATGTTTGGTGGTTGTAGCTGAGTAATGCTGTAAGGTTCTGAATGCGCCCTTATCATCCCAGCCAGCAACTGGTGTCTCATATGAAAACAATATAGATGTACTGCCAATACATAACTCAGTCATATTGCTTGCGATTGGTTTTAGCTTTAGTTCATTTGTCATTCTGTAGTTCCTTCTTTTGGTTAAGAAGGTACTTGCTGTCTGACTAATCCTTGACCCTTGTGGGGCGAGGGAAGCGACTGTTTCCGCCTTGTGTGCTTGGGGAGTTACAGTCCCCTGCCACACCTTGCGGCCTGTCGCCCATCTTTAGTCGTCGGGCAAATGCCTTCGGTATGCCCAAGGAATATCAAAAGTTGCGTCCCTCGTCAATGCATATATGGCAATTAATTTACTATAGAATACTTGTGTCACCCTTTAGAACAAACAGACACCAACATACCGACGACAGAGACCACAAAGCCAGACTATATAGGCTTGTGATGGCCTTGGTTGAGCTACAGTCCCTCAGACTTCCCTTGAGTAACTGATGCTCCCAAGGCCAAGACAACTATAGACTACTAAAGACGACCTTCGAACATCCTCTCCATGACAATCAAAGCAAAGGACTAGAGCGACTATAGACAACTAAAGTAACCCTAGATTGATTGTCTATCTTATCGCCAGCTGGTGTTATCCTGATGTTGACCAGGGACTTATCCTGATGTTGACCAGGGAAGGATGGTTTACTGTCGATGTCTTGGTTCTGTCTTGTGATGTCTTAGGGTGCTTTGGTTTCTCTAGGACGTCCCAATCTCTGTTGAACAGTCGAAAATGTCAGCCAGATAAATATTGCAAATCAATGTCTAATGTCATGAGATAGTCTACTACGTTTACCAGCGTATGCGAGGGATACTTGATCCTTCACCTATGATTATGCAGTGATTACAACAGGTTACACAGGATCGACCCTAGATTTTTATAGGTTCACAGGAAATTAGACCCCCCATACCTTAATTTTAACATCAATTTCAAAAAGAAGGCTAAAGGTTGTTCTTGTTGTTGTTGTTGTTCGGCCTTTGACACAAGAGCCATCCCCAGAAACACAAGTCAGGAACCCCAGATATGGCACTCGAAACAGGAACTTACATCAACAGTCTCAACGCCTCAAACCCAGCCTCCACAGACGGCTTGGCGCAAGCTGATGACCACATCAGACTACTCAAGTCTACCATCAAAGCCACGTTACCAAACGTCACTGGTGCAATCACAGCGACACAGTCAGAACTCAATGTTCTCGATGGCGTTACAGCGTCTACATCAGAGATCAATAAGCTGGACGGATTGACTGCTACGACAGCACAAATGAATACCCTAGCAACAGGTGGTGGCGTTATACCATCTGGTGGTATCATTATGTGGTCTGGGGCAGTCTCAGCGATACCTAGTGGTTGGGTCTTATGTAATGGCTCCAACAGCACCCCAGACCTTCGTAATCGGTTTGTGGTGGGTGCTGGTTCAACCTATGCAGTCAATGCGACTGGCGGTGCAGATACTGTTAGTCTGGCTACAGCCAACCTACCATCTCACAACCACAGCTTTAGTGGCACTGGTACTACAAACACCGCAGGGGCACACAACCACTCATCTGGTTGGTACGGGCCCCGTGGCGCAGATGGACACGTAGCTGTCTTTGCTACCAATGACTCTGGATACCCAAGTGTAAACACGGGTACTGCTGGAGACCATAACCACACAGTTACAATCAGTGGTACTACAGGAAACACGGGTAGCGGTACAGCACATGAAAACAGACCGCCCTACTATGCACTAGCATACATTATGAAATCATAAGAACGGAGTAATTAGCCCATGACTAACCTCCCAATTCGTGGGCTTGGGTCTGTAGGGGTCGTCACTGACATTGACCCTTACAGTCTACCCATCAATGCCTACACTAGGGCCAAGAACGTCAGGTTCAACGAGGCCAAAGTAACCAGAGCACCCATCTACAGAAGCATCTCAGGCAACCTATCAGTTAGTCCTAAGTTCATCTATGGTGTCAGTGCTCTCTCAGGTTTTGATACAGTATTGGTGGTGGATGATACCTTTGACATCTATGAGATGTCTAATGGTGTCCTATCACAGAAGTTCAACAGTTCACTGTCTGCATCTGCTATTACACCCGTGACAGCTACAATACTTGCAGACGTACAGTACATCAACAGATCAACAACAGCCCCAGTACATAGAGTGCCCAGCGCAACTAACTTTACTGCACTACCCAATTGGCCTTCTGGTGTAACTACGACATCCTTGCGTTCCTATGGTGACTTTTTGTTAGCACTAGGTACTGTAGAGGGGGGCGTGGAGTTTCCTAACAGGGTTCGCTTTAGTGACCCCGTGTTAGCTAACCAAGTCCCAGATACATGGGATGCCTCAGACTTAACCAACAGTGCTGGCTTTAATGACTTAGTGCAAATGAAGACCCCCATAGTCGATGGTGCTACCCTTGGCTCCAACTTCCTTGTCTATTCACAAGACCAAGTGTGGATGATGGAGTTTGTCGGTGGTGCATTCATATTTAACTTTAGAAAACTTTTTGATGACGCTGGGGTAATCAACCAGAACTGCATCCGAGAGATCGAAGGTAAACACTATGTGTTTGATAGGGATGACATCTATGTAACCGATGGTAACACACGCCAATCAATATGTGACGGAAGAGTCCGAGACTACATCTTTAATGGCCTAGATAACTCTAAGAGTGAACAGTGTTTTGTCTTGCATAACTCAATGTTAGAGGAAGTATACTTCTGCTACCACAGTGGCGATGACATGGCTGAGTATGCAGATGGCAACAGCTGTAACCGAGCCGCTGTCTATAACTATAAAGAAGACATCTGGTCATTCTATGATTTGCCTAACGTAGTTGCTGGTGCAGAAGCTAACGTAAACACAGCGTCAACCTACGCAGACGCTACGACTACTTATGAAACTGTAGGTGGCTCATATCACTCACAAGAAAGCCCATACCAAAGACATCCACTTGTACTAGCAAAAGCTGGGGGTGGAGTAGCTAACAGTAAGGTCTATGGTATCGACTTGATTGAGAAAGGTAGTCTATCACAGGCTATAGACACGGCAGTATCTAAGCCATTCTTTATAGAACGTGTAGGACTTGACCTTGATGAACAAGGAATACCACTGACAGGCTATAAGGTTATCTCAAGATTAGCCCCACAGGTATCTACTGACAGTTCTAATGGTCAGTTTAATTTTACTTTTGGAGCTGCCGATACACCTCATGCCACTCCTAACTACGGCAGTTCAGTGACCTTTAATTCACTTACTGATTACAAGGTGGATGCACGTATGTCTGGTAGATACTTGTCGTACAAGCTGGAAACTACAGCTGACAAGGACTTCAACTTTACTGGTATGGATGTTGAGATCACTGTGACAGGTCGGAGGTAACTTATGGCTATCTCAGATAAAATTAATATGCTGGTGTCTGCTTATGTCAGGCGCACAGCACCAACACTTACTCCAGAGTTTCTCCCTAACTACCTACAGGAAGAACTGAGAGAAATAGAAGCGTCTATTAAATCACTAGCAGACGCAAGTACCCAAGTTACCGATAGAGAACCTACCAACCCAAGAAAGGGCATGGTGCGTTATGCCGTGTACCCTTGGGAACCATTAGGATCAGGCGTATCTAAACTTGTTGTCTACAACGGCACAGCTTGGGTAGCTGTATAAACAAAAGGAATATTATATGTGGGGCGCAATTATAGGTGCTGGAGCCAGCTTACTTGGCTCAAAGATGCAATCAAAAGCACAAGATAAAGCAAACGCGGCTAACATGGCTTCGTTCAACCAATACAAGCCATACGTGGATGCTAACTTAAAAGGCTCAGAATCCGCACTTGATGGTGTCTTAAACACAGGAGCCTACCAAGGCCAAACCCTAGCCGCACCTAACCAGTTCCAGACTGGCACTGCAAATACTATGGGTAACTATGGTACTAATATGATGAATAGCGGTAACGCCATGATGGGCAACACGGCTGGTTTTGGCAACAACGCCAACGCATTGTACGGACAGTATCAAGGTATGGCAGATGCGGCACAGCAAGACCGACTTAGTAATGCTATGAATTACGCATCAGCAAACTCAGGCTCTCTAGTAGACGCGGCAATGCGTGATGATCGTCGTAATCTACAAGAGAACACTTTGACTGGCATAGACATGGCGGCCTCTGGTTCTGGTAACACGAACTCTAGTCGTGCTGGTATAGCAGAAGCAGTAGCTAACCGAGCATATGACGACAGACGTGCCGATGTAGCTACAAACATACAGAATAGTCTTATAGATCGTAGTCTAAACCAACAGGCACAGCAGTTCCGTGACCAAGGTTCTGCATTGCAGGGTGCTGGACAAGCAAACCAAAGCATCCAAAGTGCTTATGGTGTAGGTCTGAACACACTTGGACAAGGTGCTAACTTTGGCATGAACGCTGGTAACGCATTACAGGGCTTCGATCAGGCACAGCTAAATGACCAGAAACAGCGTTTCGAAGACCAACGTGACTTTGAGATGGATCAGCGTAAAGGCTACCAATCAGGCATCTTAGGTAGGGCCCCTCAAACCAATAATAATTTTAAAGCCAACATGAATAATCCGTATGCCGCCGCACTTGGTGGTGGAATGGCTGGCTTTGGTTTTCAGCAAGAGTATTTTCCACAAGCACAACAAGGTACAGGGTCTTTCTTTAGAGGCCGTACAGTCAACCCACACATGAGATAAAGGAGGATACTAATGCCAGCACCAGTAAGACGACCAGTTCTTAATACACAGCAAGAATTTGTTCCAAAAGTATATCCTTTTCAGAAAGTACAAGGGGGTATGGGTGTTCCTATCCCTCAGTTTAGTGGCGGTGTAACTACGGCAAACAGCCCTATTCAAGGAGTATTAGAAGAGCCTGTCAAAAACAATAATGACACTTCAAACCTTGTACCTATGGTAATTAATGAAGGCACAAGCATGGCCTATACAGTCATGTACGACCCAGAAAGTAATAAAGTTGTTTCAGATGGCTCTGACATTTCTAACATGATGCTCCGTAATATTGATGCAGAGCAAATAGCCCTAAAGTATGCCAACGACCAGTACAGAAAAAACACTGTTGTTGACCCGTATTTAGAAGCTGAACAGAAAATGAAAGTTGCCAACGATAAGTTCAACTTAGCTCAACAATACGAACTAGGTGCAAACCCATACTTAGAAGAGTACACAGAAGCAAAACAAGAAGCTGACAATATATTAGCAAATGACGTAAAACCAGATGCTATTGATGGTGTCTTGAATGCTACTAATACATATAAACAAGCACCTCATGCACTAGAAGCACTTGAGGCTAAAAATCCATATGAACAACTTGAGAACAAGACTTTTTCTGAAGTAGAGGCTATATTTAATGCCCCGACAGAAGACAAACCTATACTTAAAAATAACCAGTATGACCCTGTAGATGACATGGTAGCTGGTGAAAACCTATTCGCATATAATAACGACCCTGACCCTGTTCTTACAGACAAGGGTAATCCTAAAGCCAATGATAAAGGTGTCTTAGATACTACATCATCTAATGATCGCAAAGGTAGCGCAGTGTCTGCAAACGCCCGTGGCTCTATGATGCCATATGCTAAGATCAACAGAAACGAAGCACTTATGCGTATCGGTGGTGCTATAATTGGTGGTTCAGACCAAGGGTTCGCTGGTTCAGCAAGAGCCGCAACACAAGAGTTTGGTAACATCCAAGACGCAAACAGAGCGTCAGAGACAGCCGCATTCAACAAAGCAGAAGCCACAAGACTTGCTGAAGAACGTATCGCGGCATTGAGGGCTAAAGGTAGTTCTAAAGACAAAGATAAGACAACGCAGACACTGAATGACGTAAGTACACAGTTAAACTCCTTTCAGTCTGGTTTAGATGCGATAGCACAAAGTAAAGCTGAAGGTGGTAACCTAACAGGTGTCGGTGGTATCTTTAAATCATTTGTTGACAACTATACTGGTAGCCCAGACGCGGCTAGACGACTATTGTTAAGCAGACTTAAAGTTGATGATGCCTTACTCAGAGTTGCAGAGACAAAGGGTGCTATTTCTAACAAAGAGATGGACTTATTCTTACAGCCAGCACCAAAGAACTTCCAAGATGAACAAATTTGGGTGGACTGGATCAACGAAAGAATGGTTGCGTTACGGAATGTTCAAAACAGACTAAATGGCAATGTAGTCATTAACGAGTCTGAGCAGTCCTATAGATATAGAGCACCTACTTCCAGAAACACAACGACTGATAATAACGCTATCTTAGATGAGGCAGACGCTATCATCGGTTTATAATAAGGAAAAACTATGGCTGATGTTACTAGATTAGATAAATACGCCAACTGGCTTATCCAAAACAAAGACAAAAAGGGTACACCAGATTTTGATAAAGTTGCAAACGCCTATAGGACTTTAAGATCACAGGATACGCCTCCAGCTAACGATAATACTGAAGTTGACACCTCAGTTAGTGGCGCGGCTAAATTTGGCTATGATAATGCAGGAAAACTTATAGGTCAGGGTATCCAAGGTCTTGGTGAACTGACAGGATCAGAAAGTGTAGAGAACTATGGTAAGGAAATGGCTGAACGCAATGAACGTGAGATTGCGGAAGCGAACTACCAGCGTCCAGAAGGTGCTGATGGCATTGTTAAGAACCTACGCCAAGGCGATCTTGCAAATGCTGGTAAATCTTTACTCTACGGATCAGCGGAAGCCGCCCCACAGGTACTAGCTGGTACAGCGGCATCTATAGGTGCTGGTGTTGCGCTTACTTCTGCACCTATCGTTGGTACAACTATTGCTATCGGTGGTACAGTCTATGGTACTTTAAGTGCACTAGGCGAAACACGCGACGAGAACGAAGAAAAAGGCATAGACACAACTGCAACCATGCAAGACTTGAGTGCGGCTATAACTTCTGGCCTTATAGAACTACTACCAATCAAAGGTGGCGGCTACACTGTAAAGGTACTGAAAGAAGGCATACAGGAAGCTGGTCAAGAAGCCGCAATCATGGGCAACACTGCCATCAAAGGTGGTGAGTATGTCACTGATGAAGTCGTAAACCGCATGGGTGACGCTGGGCTTATCGGTGCTACACTTGGTGGAGCCGCTAACACAGCAATATCAACTGTTACTAAGACTGGTGAAGTTGTCTTTAAACCAAGGCAAGAACTAGACCCAGAAGTTGACCAAGCGGCTGGTGATGTCTCTCGTATGATCAAAGAAATATCAGAAGACAGTGGATATAACCTTAAAGACATCGACCCCTCTTCACAGAAGGGTGCTAACCAAACACTTACAAGTGTTAGGAAGACTATACAGACAGAAGTTAATGCGGCGGCAAGTCAAATCAACAAACAGATCGTCAAAGACTTAGACCCAGAAACTATTGATAAGTTTAAACGCATTGTAAACACATCAAACCTAAAAGTTGGCGGCAGTGTAACACCAGCTGACATACAGTTTGTAAAAGACATCGCTGGATCAACAGAAGTTGGTCAAAAGATGGTAAATGGCCTCTATAAGTCAAATGTACTTACAGAACTTTACGCATCTGGCCTCAAAGGTGGCTTCTCTAAGTTTACTGATGTATTTAACCCCATCAATAATGTCGGCAAAAGTTACAACCCAGCGCGAGACATTGGTGGTATGTTAAACTTTGGTGCAATAGCTGGAACAGGTGGTGCATCTTTAGCAACACAGATACCTTTAGTTGCTGGTGGACGTGCAATAGATGCAGTCACAGGCCGTAGGTCTAAAGTAAACAGATTTGTTAAAAAGAACATCAAGAAAAGTGGACTTAATACACCTACAGGCACAAGCCTGCCCTTAAACAAAGCCCAGCAAGCACAGGCTGAGAAGAAAATCAGAGATGCTAACAACAGGGCAATGAAGAAAGCGGCAGACGACAAAGCAAGGGCTGAAGAACAAGCATTGTTTGTCAAAATGTACGAAGAGGGATTACATCCAAATCCAAAGTCTCCTAGAGGCATAGCATTTGAAGGCTTACGTGAAGTCGGTAATCTAGGTGACATGACACCAGCACAAATAGATGCTGAAATCATGCGTGCTATTGATAGGCGTCTTGCAAAAGGTGCAGATGCCGATGTTCGTAGGGCACTGAATGCCTACAAGTCACACTTAAAGACTGGTAAGATGCCCGACAATGACAAGACATTAAGCTATACTGTCGGTATAATTAAAGATGGTTTCAAGTTTCCAAAAATTGATCCAGCTGCCCCTACGTCACCAGTAGCACCTACACCCCCTGCACCACCACAGCGTAGTCCAGAGGTACAACAAGGTATTGATGACAATAGACAGTTTGTGCAGAACCTGATTGATAAGTTGGATAAAGATAAAGCTGTTTCTGACAGTGATAGGCTGGTACTTAACAATTCATTAAGTGAATATCAGTTAAGTCTTGGAAAAGACCCCAAGACAGCATCACAGGCAATTGTTGATCGTGCGAGAAAGAACTTATCTAACGCAAAACTTGCAGATAAGTACCTAATGCCGTATCATACCCGTGTCGTTTCGCAACAAGCGGCTATAAACACAGGAGTTGATAAACCAAATGGAGATACAGGAACAACAGGATCACCACCTACAGAGGTATCGCCGACACCTCCTGTCTTGGAACCACAACCCACTCCAGCCCCAACTCCAGAAGAGACTACTGGAGGAACTCAGCAAGAACCCAACGTGGGAGATGGCGGAGACCAAGGGGTACTGGGAACACCAGAACCAGTAGGAACTAATCCACCCACACCAGATGAAGTACAAGCAGAAATACCAGAAGCCGAAGCCTTAATTGAAATCGGTAAGAAAGGTACAAAGTATGAAAATGGTATCCAAGACTGGGCAACAGCACTAGATGCGGCTAAGAAGCTAAATCTTGTTGTAAATGCTTTCAAAAGCATATCAGCAATGAGAACCGCTGGGAAAGCCGCTGGTTTCAAAGTAAAGCCCGCAACACAGGCTTTCTTCAGTGAGTATGGTAACAAAGGCGGTGCTGGCGGTACTATATTTACTATGGTTCCTAATGCTTCAAAGGGTAAGAATAAAACAACTGGAAAACTCAGAAGGGTTTCAGACATACAAGCCCTTACTACTCTTTTACATGAAATGGCACATGGTGTTGCTGAAGGTTACATGTCTGGTAAGGGTATTTCTGAACCCCAATCAAAAAGAGGCAAAAATGTAGTCACTGGGCAAATGAATAGCTATGGTGACGGAACATTTACAGGTAGCGTAATAGCTCCATTGCTTATGGATAAAGACCTTAGTGCAGATAACCCCATGATGAAGGAAATAGTAAACCTACAGTGGAACATAAAGGCATATGCTGAGAAAAACCCTAACGCTACAGAAGATGTTAGGGAATTTGCAAAAATTGTTGCTCACCTTATGAAGATTAATCCGTCTTTAACAAAAGAAGGTGCGATTAAGAAGTTTTCGACAACTCCTAGTCTCAAAGATTACCAGCAATATGCCATGAACTTTTCAGAAACGGCTGTTGATCCCTTGTGGGTCTATATGCTTAATCCAAGACTTGCCAAAGAATTAATGCCTGAGACAACTAAAGTTATCAGGGATGAATTTAAGAAAGCTGGCAACAAGCAGATTAGGTTCTACTCAAGTTCTTTCGCAACAATATTAGCTATAGTTTCAGCTATGGTTGCAAAGGAAAGTGGCGAGGACGAAGAGCCGAATGAAGGCATACTCAGTCCGCAAGATGGCATCCTATCAGCATAACAACATACAGCCCCAGCAATGGGGCTTTATTATTTCAAGGACACTAGGAGAGCACAATGGGAGCACCAAAGGAACCAAGAAAGAAGTCACCAAAGAAGGAACTAACGCACCCAAAGAAGGCTCGAAAGGGCAAAGATAATTATTTCTCAAAACTAATGCAAACTGAGGAAGGAAGAGCACTACGAAAGCAGTGGTCAACCAAAAAACGTAAGAACGGAGGAAGGCCAGTAGGCACTCCAGATGGCTACACGTTAGAGGCCATCACCCCCATCCGAAAACAAGCACAGAAAGACGCTGAAAGGATTGTGGCTATTATGGCTAAAGAAAATAATATTGATGACGAATATGCGGTAGAGGCTCTTAAAACAGCTGTCGAGATCATGCGCGAACCAGCGCAGAACCGAGACAAACTAACAGCCGCAAGAATGGTCTTAGACTTTACTAAGACAAAACCAGTTTCAAAGAGCGAAGTCACTGTTGGTAAAGCAGAAGCCTTCTTGGAGTCGCTTTTAGTAAGTGAACCAGAGGAAGAGCAAACTGACGATGGAAAAGAAACTTAAAGAAGTACGCCGCAAACTATATGACGAATTTGACTTTTACTCTAAGTCAGCACTCAAGATCAGAACCAAAGATGGAGACATCAAGCCCCTCAAACTAAAGCCAGCACAGACTATACTACAAGAAGCTGTAGATAAGCAGATGGCTACTGAAGGTAAGGTTCGCATAATAATCTTGAAGGCTAGACAGCAAGGTCTATCAACTTATGTAGGCGGCTATCTTTACTTTAATGTTTCCCAGCGCAAAGCATGTAAAGCAATGGTGGTTACACACCACTCTGACAGTACAAGAGCACTGTTTGACATGACTAAACGCTACCATGAGAACTGCCCAGAACTACTCAAGCCACATACAAAGTATTCATCTCGACGAGAGTTGACCTTTGATGTTCTTGATAGTTCTTATGTGGTTGCTACAGCTGGTGGTGAGAGCATTGGACGTGGTGAGACACTTACACATGTTCACGCATCAGAACTTGCCTTCTGGCAGAAATCAACTGCCCTAGAGAACTGGAATGGTATGACGCAAGCCGTACCTAACAAGAAAGGCACAGCTGTATTCGTTGAGAGTACAGCTAATGGTGTCTCTGGTATATTCTATGATCTATGGAAAGGTGCAGTGGATGGCTCTAACGGCTACGTCCCTGTGTTTATTCCTTGGTATGTAGACCCAGAGTATCGTGAGCCTGTACCTGAAAATTTTAAGATAACTCCAGAGGAAGAGGACTTATCTAAGAAATACGACCTAGACAACGAACAGCTGATGTTTCGTCGGCGAAAGATTGCCCAGAACGGCATCGACTTGTTTAAACAGGAATATCCAGCGGAGCCCGAAGAGGCTTTCTTAACCACTGGGCGTCCTGTGTTTAACCCAGAGTCATTGCAAGATGACCTAAAGACATCGAGAGATGTTGAAGCACGTCTGGCACTAGAAGGTGAAGACTGGCTTGATAACATGCGTGGAGAACTAACACTCTATCGCAAACTAGATGATGGCGAGAAGTACACCATAGGAGCAGACGTTGCTATGGGTGTCCGTGGTGGTGACTGGTCAGTTGCCCAAGTTCTCGACAGCAAGAAACGACAGGTGGCAACCTATCGTGCCCAAGTTCATCCTGATTACTTTGCTACAGTCCTCTATAAGCTAGGTGAGTTCTTTAACTTTGCCTACATAATTGTAGAGAACAACAGTCATGGTATTCTAACATGTACCCGTCTTGGAAAAGACATGGCCTACCCTAACTTCTACACAGAAGTACAGGTGGACAAACTGACTGACAAAGAAACAGTTAAGTTAGGCTTCACTACTACATCCAAGACAAAACCTCTGATCATTGATGAACTCAGAGCCTCAGTTCGAGAGGGTAAGATCGAACTAAACGATAAAGTCACTATTCGGGAAATGCTAACATACATCGTCACACAAAGCGGTGGGATGGAGGCAGAGTCAGGATGCTTTGATGACTGCGTGATGAGTTTAGCCCTAGCCAATCATATTCATGAAGGTGCTTGGGAGCCCATAGATGCAGTTGACGATTACTATATTGAGATGGTTTAGATATGAAATCAAATAAAGATTATAAAAAACTCGACGACGATCAGATTGTGTCCATAGTCGATACTAATTTAAGACGTTCTATTGGATATTATGACAGTGAGTTGTCGAAAGAACGTAGACAGGTAATGGACTACTATTCAGCTAAACTACCACGCCCAGCGCATGATGGTAATAGTAAGTATGTCAGCCAAGACGTCTATGACGCTGTAGAAAGCATGAAGGCATCTTTGCTAGAGACCTTCAGTACAGGCAACAAGACACTCAGGTTCTCACCACAGAATGCTGATGATGTTCCTACAGCTGAAGTCTGCACAGAGTACACCGACTACGTCCTACATCGTCAGAACAACCTGTTTGAAACTATGCAGACTGTTATCCACGATGGTCTCATCGCTCGTGCTGGCGTAGCTAAAGTTTACTGGTGTATGCAAGACGAAAGCACACTGGAGTATGTCGAAGGTCTAACAGAGGAAGAACTTGATGCTCTTCTAGCAGAAGATAATGTAGAAATCGAAGAACTTACTGAAGAGGCTGGTATGTTCTCTGGTGAGCTACGTGTAACCCGTGATACGTCACAGGTTAAGGTTGAGGCTATTGCACCAGAAGAGTTCTTAATCGAACCACAAGCAAAGTCTTTAGATGACGTTAGCTTCTGTGCACATAGAACTAAGAAGTCTATCTCTGAACTTATAGAGATGGGATACGACGAAGACTTAGTTGCTAAAATCTCTGACAATGAAGATACAGACTTTGACAATGACCCTGAGATACTATCTCGCTTTGATGACATCGGTGCAGACCGAGGCTTCAATGCAAAAGGCTACCAACGTCAAACACGACAGGTAACTGTGGTCGAAGCATTCATTGAACTAGATTGTGAAGGAACTGGTGTTGCTGAACTCTACAAAGTAGTCAAAGCATCAAACATCTTACTTGAGAAAGAGATAGTAAAGCGACGTCCATTCGTAGCTTTTGTACCCCTGCCTATTCCACATGCTTTCCACGGCAACAACTTTGCTGAGAAACTACTAGGCATACAGAATGCACGTACAGTATTAACACGTTCTATACTTGATCACGCTATGGTTACTAACAACCCACGTTATACAGTGGTGAAAGGTGGCCTTACGAACCCAAGAGAACTAATAGACAATCGTGTCGGCGGTATCGTGAATGTATCACGCCCTGACGCTATTAGCCCTATGCCTCAAGCATCTCTGAACCCGTTTGTATTCCAAACTATTCAGATGTTAGATGAGGATAAAGAAGACACTTCTGGTGTCTCTCGCCTATCCCAAGGTCTTAATAAAGACGCGATAAGCAAACAAAACTCAGCGGCAATGGTTGAGCAGTTAGCTACAATGAGCCAACAGCGACAGAAGATCATAGCGCGTAACTTTGCGAACAACTTCCTAAAGCCTCTATTCTCAATGGTCTATTCATTGGTTGTAGAGAACGAGTCTGAAGAGAAGATTGTTGAGTTAGCTGGACGTTATGTACCTATCGACCCATCGCAATGGGCAGATAAACGTGACGTACAAGTTGAGTTCCACTTGGGCTACGGCGATCAGGAGCAGCTGGTTCAAAAACACTTGTCGTTCCATCAGTTATTCTCCGCTGATCCTACTCTTGGACAAATGTACTCTCCGCAGAACAAGTTCAAGATGCTGGCATCAGTCCTAGAGAAATCAGGTATCAAGAATGTTGCTGACTTCTTAACAGACCCAGCGATGATACCTCCACCGCCACCTGATCCAAATGCAGAGATGCAAATGCAGATGGCACAGCAACAGATGCAACTTCAAGAACGACAAACAGCTGTCGCTGAAATGAAGGTACAACTGGATGCACAAATGCGGCAAATGAAACATGAGTTAGACACTATGAAGGCTCAACAAGCATTTGCCCTACAATCTGACAAACAAGACCTTAACGAGACTGAGTTCGAGCATAAAGAATATGTGAACTTAGAGGAGCTAGAGATAGCACGTAAGGCTGATGATGTCAGGGCAATCGCAAGTCCAAACGGATAAGCACAACACAATAAGGAAAGCACATGCCTACACAAGAAGAGCAACTTGTGATGGCTGGAGATGAAGCTGGAGCCGTACTAAATGGTTCCGCCTTCAATTCAGTTATCAATGAACTTGTCGAAAGAGCATTTCAGACGTTTGTAAACACTGAACCAGCAGACAAGGATAAACGGGAGTATGCCTATAACCACTATCGCGCATTAGTAGACGTGGTGGATACTCTGAAACAGCGAGTTCAAGTGCGTGACAGCATTATTGAACAGCAGAACGGCGACAACAGCCAAGAGGAGCCAGCACCATGAACAACGTGCAAAATGACAACTCTCAGCCGCAAGCATTAGATATTGATGATGCGGCAGACGCAATCTTAGGACGATGGGACGACGGGGAAACCTTATCTGAAGTCGAAGTAGAAGATGCAACATCTGAAGACCTTGCCGAGACAGAGGTAGATGAAGATGAAATAGAAGATGAAGAGGACGATCAAGACGAGTTAGACCTTGAAGACCCTGACGAAGACGACACTGTTGATGAAGACGAAGATCAAGATGTTGAAGACGATGATGATGAAGAGGAAGATGACGACGAACATACAGTCGCTTCTGATGATCAAATCGTGGACATCTCAGTCAATGGTGAGTCTAAGCTGGTATCTGTAAAGGACTTAAAGCGGCTTTATGGTCAAGAAGCATCTCTAACCAAAAAGTCTCAAGATTTGGCTAACCAGCGGAAGCAGTCAGAAGAACAACTGGCTCAAACGCAGATGTCATATCAGAAGTTATTGGAACGCGCAGAAGCAAGGTACAAACCTTATGCTGACATTGATATGTTAGTAGCGTCACGCGAGATGGATGCAGAAACATTCTCTCAACTACGCCAAGACGCAAAGCAAGCAGAAGACGACTTAAAGTTCCTACAGGAAGAAAGTGGTCAGCTTGTATCCCAAGCACAGCAACAGCACCAGCAAGCAACTAGAGAAGCCGCCGCAGATTGCGTTAAGGTTCTTCAGGAACAATTGCCTGACTGGGGCAACGAACTCTATGCAGACATTCGTGACTATGCTGTCAAATCGGGATTACCCAAGGATCAAGTTGATCAGTACACAGACCCACAGGTCATCATGCTGATTAACAAAGCCAGACTTTACGACCAATCAAAACAGTCCGCCAACAGCAAGAAAGCCAAGGCCAAACTCAAGAAGTCGAAAAGTGGCAAGAAGGTTCTTAGTTCCAAGAAAGCACCACCATCTAAAAAGTCTATCCAGAAAGCTAAACAACAGAAGCAAATGGACAGCCTGAGTAGTGCTAAAGACTTAGATGATATTGCAGACGCACTCATGAGCCGCTGGGAAGAGTAAATCTTTTCAAACTTAATCCTAAAATTGTGAGGACAATTAAATGAGTACATACACAACCTATAACCAAGTTGGGAAAAAGGAAGATGTTTCAGACATCATTTCCAACATTTCACCATTCGCTACGCCCTGCATCGCGATGTTCAAAGACGAAAAAGTATCAGCTAGAACTTTCTCATTCCTTGAAGATTCATTAGCAGATTCAGCAGTCAATGCCGTAGTTGAAGGGGCAGACGCCAGTATGGCAACATTGACAGATGCAACTGAGCGTACAAACAACACTCAGATCATGTCTAAAGCCTTCCAAGTATCAGCAACAGCTGATGCAGTAGCTACATATGGTAGAGCAAAGGAAACTGCACACCAATTAGCTAAGAAGTTGAAGGAAATTAAGAAAGACTATGAACGTGCAATGGTTGGCGTAGAGCAAGCCGCAGTAGCAGGGAATGCTACAACAGCACGTAAGATGACTTCTTTGTTAAACCAAATCTCTACAGCTGTAGATGCAGGAAGTAATGCTACCGACGCACTTACCGAAAGTAAGCTATTAGTAGCTGGTCAAACAGCATACGACAATGGTTCTGATGTTGACACATTCATGATCAAGCCAGCTGATGCACAAATCGTAGCTGGTTTCTCAGCGGCATCTGGTCGTAATCGTGAAATCTCACAAGGCAAAACATTGGTCAATGCGATTGATCTATATGTGAGCCCATATGGTGAGTACAGAGTAGTATTGAACCGCGAGTTAAAGACAACTCACGCACTACTAATAGACCCAACAATGTTCAAAACATGTACGTTGCGTCCATTCACAAGAACACTACTAGCGAAGAATGGTGA